CAGCTTTGCGCGCTGGCGCTGCTCGGCGGGTCCGGGCAGCCCAGATGCACTGCCATCACCGAAACGCCGTGCACGACTACGAAATCGTGATCGTTTCGGTCAATGTCAATGCGTCTCCGATGGCGCTGATCGTTGCGGTCGGCGACAGCAGGGACGACCACGGCATGGTGCCGCTGGAGCTGGCGTTGAACACGCCGACCTTGCCGATCGTCACGGGCAGCGAGTCGCTCGCGTTGGCTGTGAACGTCTTCGTCAGCGTGTAGGTGGCCGCGCCGCCCGTGTGGGCGTACGTTGCCTGCGCCCGGATGAGGCCACCGGATGCGGTGGCGATTTCGGCGGTGAGTGTGGTGTCACCGGCCGACGGTGCCGTGGTGTTGGCCGTGAGCGCCAGGTAGTCGGCTGCTGCGGCGCGCGAGCCGGAGCGGTCGCCCAGGGCGGACGCCACGAAGTCTTTCCCTGCGGTGTGCAGCATGTCAGCCCTCCTTGGAGTCGGTCGTGTCAGCGGCCGGTTCGGTGGTGGGCTGGGGCTCGCGCAGCTCACAGCCCCAGTGGGCGGCGAGGAGTTGGGCGAGCGCGGGGTCGGTGGACGCGACCCACGCCGGCGCGTCGGCGTCGGAGTGGGCCTGCCACACGCCGCGGGTCGCGTGGGTGATTTCGTACGCGGCGTCCATGATTTTCGTCCCGGGGGCGAGGATCACGGTGGTGCACCGCTTGCCCGGCAGCGGGGTGCGCATGCGGTTGACCGGGCGCTCCTCCTGGCCGGCGGCCTCCACGTCGCCCGGGTCCTCGACGGACTCGACCGCATTGCGGTTGCCGAGGTAGACAACGGTCCGGTCTTCGGCGGGCGCCTCGGCCGACCCCGCCCGGTTCTTGGTGCTGGTGCCCATGTGTGATCCCCCGTGGTGTGTCTGGGCCGGTCAGATGGTGATGCGGCGGAGATCGGCGAGCATCGAGTCCAGGTCGAAGCCGAGCGGGTTGGAGCCGCCGACGCTTTCAAGCCAGTCGGTCGAGACGATCGCGAACGCCTCAGCGACGTAGGTGTCCCACCAGAGCCACGTCGCGCGCTGCGCACGGCCCCAGGTCGAGACGGTGAACCCGGAGCGGCCGTACGCGCCCATCCGCATCGCGTGGCCGCCCCAGCTCCCGCGCCGGCCGCTGCTGCCGCCGGTCGGGGTCCAGGTCTTGCGCTGCTCGAACTGGGTCTGCGCCGTCCGCGGCAGTTGCGCAGCGATGTAGAGCCCACCGAACAGGTGCGCGGCGGAACGCACCGCTTCGTCGTTGCGGTGGTCGACCTTCACATACGCGACGATCTTGTGACCGCCGATGCCCGTCTTCCGCCAGTAGTTCAGCGCGTCGATCGAGCGGGTGCCGTCGTCGTTCGCGCCGGTCCGCGGGTCGTACCCGGTCACCGCCGAGTATGCGGACACGACGTCCCGTTGCGGGATCAGCGCCGGCGAAGCCGACGCGTATGTGGTCCACCCCTGCACGAGGTGGGCGCAGCTCACGAACACGCAGTCGCTGATCCGGTCGTTGCCCAGCACTGGCCACGTTTCGGCCTTCTTCATCCAGTCCGCCGCGGCGGGCGGCGCCGGCAGGTCAGGCGTCGTGTAGCTCTCCAGGCGGAGGGTTCGTGGGTCGTCCGGACCCTTCTGCCACCCGAGCCGGACCGCCAGCGGCGCGGTCATTCGACGATGCCTCGTGCGGAAACCGTCGGGGTTCCCGCGCTGATGAACTTGACGACCGTTGCCCCGGACGTCTTGGGCTTGCGGGTGATGGTCGCCCCGGCGATGGCCGGGATGACGTGGGTGCCGGCAGCGCCGACGACGGGGGCCACGCCGTCGAACCGGGCGTACACCGGCGAGGCGCCGGTGACGTTCATCAGCTCGACCTCGGCGAAGTCCTCATCGAAGGTGAGCGTGGCGACGGTGGCCGCGACCAGGGTCGCGTGCTGTGGGGATGCGGCCATGACGATCTTCCTCTTCTCTTCGAATGTGGTGTGCAGAGCAGCGGACGGGCCGGCAGCCGTTGACTGCTGGCCCGCCTGCTGCTCGACCGGTCGGGCTACGCCCGGCGGGGTACTGTCGTGGCCTTCCTCGGCGCCTTGCCCTCGGTGTCCGCTCCCGGCTCGGGCTCATGCTCAGGCTCGGCTGCGGCCTCGGCCGCCGGCTTGGACGCCGGCGGGACCTTCCCGCCGGCCCACGCCTTCGGGTTGCGGATCTGCGCGGCCACCTCGTCGGGCACGAAGTCCCGCGGGCCGTACGACTTGCCGGCGACGGTGACCGTGCCGGCCAGCTTGTGACCGGCGGCGGTGCCGCCGGTCTTGCCCTCGTATGGATCCGCCGCGTCTTCGTCGGTGGGAATCCATGCCTTCGGGTTGCGGATCTGCTCCGCGATCTCGGCTGGCACGTCGTCGCCGGGACCGTAGGTCTTCCCGGCGACGGTCACGTGCCGGGCCAGTTTCCTGTCCGTCATGAGCTGACCTCCGCCCTTACAGGACGTCGGCGACGAAGAGTCGCTTCGGGTCCGTGATGAGCGGCATGCCGACCGCGGCGACCTTGGTCCAGGTCTGGATCGGGTCGCCGGTCAGCATGGTCATGCCGACCAGGCCGGGCAGCTCCTCGAAGAGGAGGCCGGGGTTGTCCCCGGTCGCCAGCCGCAGGCTCTCCGCGGTCACACCCCAAGCCGTGTAGCCCAGGTCGGCCGCGTTCTCCGGCAGCATGATCACCCGGTCTTCCGAGATGACCCGGACGTTCGACCCATCCACGTTGATCTTCGTGTTGTACTCGATCAACGGCGGGATGCCGTACGCCTGAAGCACCTGGTTGAGCTGGACCTGCGTCAGCAGGTTCGGCCCGCCCGTGAGCGTCGTGCCGCGGTTGAACAGGTCGCGGATCTCGCCCACCAACAGCAGGTTGTTGATGACCGTGTTGCTGGTGAGGATCTTGCCGGGACGCTCGCCGTTCGCGTCGACGTAGGCGTCGATCCACGCCTTGAGGTTGAGCAGCGGCGTCGCGTCGGCGTGGTCGGACCACGGCGTCGCGGCGGTCACCGCGTGTTCGGCCGGCAGACCGAAGTCCGCCTCCAACGTCAGGTTGTTCTCCCCGGCCAGGGTGAACTTGCCGTCCACGAGGACGTCGCCCCGGGCGACCTCCATCCGGCGCCGCACGTTGCCGGCGAGCGTGGCGGCGTCGGTGTAGATCGCCTCCACGTAGCCGTTGCGGTTGTCTCCGCCGGTCCGGACGCGTTCCAGCATGAGCGTTTCTTGCTCCGCCACTGGGAGTTTCTCACCCAAAGGGGGCAGCTTGATCTTCGAGCGCTGGAAGCTGTCACGCTGACCGATCGGGGTCTCCGCGTCCCACGAGCGGAACATCGCCGCTCGGTTGGTGCGGGTGACCTGGTCGATCGCGGCCTCGACGTTGCCGATGTTCCTGTCGGGGAGGAACTGGGCCAGCATCAGGGTGCTGGGCTGTGGGACCTCGCGGACGAAGCCGGTCAGTTCGATCGGGTCCACGAAATCATCGATGATTGCCATTGCTCAGCACCCCCCTACCGGATCCAGAACTTCACGCCCAGATCCGTGCGGGCGGCGGTGTCCAGACCGCTGCCCGCCCAGAGCCGGGCGGCGCGGATGACCCCGCGCCAGTGGATGGGTGCTCCCACGTCGGGTCCGCCGGTGCGGACCTTCGTGTTGGAGTAGAGGAAGCCGACGGCGACCTCACGGCCGTCGCTTGCGGCGTTGTCGTACGGACCGAACAGGCCCGTGGCGGTGATGCGACCGAGGACGGTTCCCGACGGGATGTACCCGTTCGGGAAGTGCGTTCCTTCTGTGAAGGTCGAGGTGTCAAGGGTTACGGTCTGCGTGACGTCCGTGCCGTCACGCGATCCGAGCCAGGATCGATCCTCGGCCTGCCAGCTCTCGGTCGGCTGCAAAGTGATGTCCATGTGGACACGCCCCCGTCAGTCGATTCGAATGTGGTGAAGGCCGGACGGCTACTGAGCCGCCTGGGTGGTGCCGCCGAAGCGCTGCCGGGCCATCTCGCGTCCGCGAGCGAGCCCGGACGATCGCGCCGCACCCGGTTGTCCCTGGCCGAAGTCGGGTCCCCGTGCCGGGGCTGCGACGTGCGGCATTACGGCCGGCTGGGGCATTGGCTGCCCTGCCGGCTGGACATGACCGGGTGTTCCCGTCGCGGGGACTGCCGGGACCGAGACCGGAGCCGGGGCGACGGAGTTGACGAAGGCGTACACCCTGTCGGTGTCCACCCCGCCCTGCGCATTGAGGAACCGCTGCCGGTCCAGGCCGGAGAGGAGCGCGTTCACGCTCTCCTCACCGATGCGGCCGGCAGCGGCTGCGCGGAACCACTGCTCGACCAACTGGCCACCGGCGGAGGCGAGCGCTTCGGCGTGGCCCTGACGGCGTGCCTCTGCGATTGCCCGCTCGGAGTCGGTCTGGGACGCGGCGACCAACGCCTCGTACTGCTGCGCTTTCTCGCGCAGCGAGTCGTAGTCGCCCATGTCCTTGACCCGCTGCTCGTGCTTGCGGGCCTGGTACTTCCAGTACGACTCACGCTGGTCGACGGACATCTCCGTCAACGGCGTGTTCGGCGGGAAGCCGTCCGGGTACTGCTGGCCGGCGCCCGTGGCGGGGTTCGGCTGCTGCCCGGTGCCGCCACCGTTGGGCGGGGCCTGTAGGGCCGGCTGACCCGGGGTCGGCGCCACGAACTGCGGCACAGAAACCGGGGCGGGGGCCGGCTGTGGAGCCGGGGGATTCGATGCTGGAGGAGCGGGCGCGGGCGCGGGCGCGGGCGCGGGCGGCTGGCTCGGGTTTGCGCCGGGGTCAGTCGGCAGCGGGTGGGTCATCGGTTCTCCCATGTCGGGTCGCGGGTGTCGCCCATGCCGGGCTGGTCGGTGTCGTCCTCGTCCGCGGCCGGGTGGACCATCGCGAGCCGGATGGCTCCGTCCGGACCGGGCACCATCGCCGCTTGCGGGTCACACCCGCACTCCGCTGTGGGTGCGTGCGGACGACCGTCTTCGGGGATGACATGCAGCACGGCCGACCCCCCTTCCTGCTGGTCAGGGGATCGGCCGTGGACGCGGTTGGTCAGGCGGTGGGCTCGGTCGGGGCGGGCTCCGGGGTCGGCTCGGGGGCGGGCTCCTCGGCGGGCTCCGGCGCGATGGCCTTGAGCTGGTCGATCGCCTCACGCACCTCGGCGCGGGCCTGCTCGATCTCCGCCTGGTCGGCGGTGTCGTTGGTCAGCCGGTCGACCGCCGCCTCCACACGCCGGGCAGCGGCGGCGACGCTGGCCTTCATCTCGTTGATGTCCGCGTCGAGTCCCTCGAACTGGGCCATGATCTGCTCCTGTTGGGTGAGTACGGTCCGTGTCTGCTTGAGCAGCACGGCGACGCCCGCGCAGGCCAGCAAGACGCCGGCGAGCAGGGCGTATTGGAGTGGACGGGGCACAGGGCACCGCCTTCGATTGGCCGGGCAACGCCCGGCGGTCACACGGTTGCTGGCTGCCGGCGGGTCGCCGGCCGGGCCGCTGGCGTACTCGTCTCGCCGCCCAGCTCGCGGTGCAGCTTGTCGATGCGGGCGGTCTGCCAGTCGATAGCCCGCTCCAGCCCCTGCTCGCCGCCGGCCTTCCGGCGCAGCAGCACAGCGAGACGGTCCTCGAACGCGTCGAGCTTCGCCCGGTCGCGGACCGCCTTGTCCGGGTGGCGGGTCCGCGCGACGTCAGCGGGACCGCGGTAGTGCTGGTCCGCGTCGACCAGCGTCGGCCCCAGCTCGCCGTGCTCGGCGAGCGCGACCCGCAGGTTCTTCAGCCGTCCGGAGTGCCGCTTCCCGCCGCGGATCACGTCACCGCCGGTGCCGCCGGCGGCGGTGTAGATCCGGGCCAGGTCGCTCGCGTTCAGCTCCATGCCCGGGTCCAGGTCGCCGATGACGGGCAGCACCTCACACACGCAGTTGTCGTGGATCGGGTGCAGGTCTTCGATGTGGTACAGGCGGGTCGCGGCGACCACGCACAGCCCGCACGGGCCGGTCTCGGTCAGCTCGGGCCGCAGGATGCGCCGGTAACCGGTGATCCCGGGGATGCGGCGCATCGACTTGCGGATCTGCTCGCGGACGGCGAGCGTGACGTCGGTCGCGGCGACGGCCTCGATCCGGACCAGCGCCCGCCGGCGGGCCTCATCCTCGGTGGCTTTCTCCGCGGCGACCTGGTAGCGGAACTGGTCAGCGATCCGCCCGTACGGGTCGGTCGGGCTGACCACATCACCGGCCGCCGCGGCGGCCGGCTCGGTCCGTATGGTCGCGGTCGTCGCCGGCCGGGCCGCGCGGGTCGGCTGCCGCGGGGTGCTGCTGGGGCGGCGCGCGGCGTGCAGCGCCTCCGCCCGGTCGCGGGCCTCAGCGCGGAGCTGCTCGGCGCGTGCCCGCAACGCCGCCGACGTAGCCGCCGCGGTGGTCGAGCGCGACGCCGCAGCCCGGGTCGTCGTGGCGCGGGTCGAGCTGGACTCGGGGATCGCCATCGGCGCCGGCGCGTCGATCGTGTCGGCCCGCTCGACGTGCCCGTTGCTGGGGTCGAACTCGCCGAGCACGACGTACGCGGGGTTGATCCGCCCGTCGACCAGGTCCCTGGCGATCTCCTCGGTGATGGCCCGCCGCAGCGCGGTCACGTCGACCACACCGGCCGGGCCGACCGCCCGGCCCAGCATCGCCGACGCGGCACGCGTGACGTACGCGTCGGTGATCCTCGCCGCCTGCGTCTGTGTCGGCTGGACCACCCGCAGCACCTGCGCGATGGCCTTGCTGACCCGTCCCGTGTCCCACCAGCCGTCGAAGTTCGCGAACGCGCCGCGGGCGGCGGCACGCGCTGCCGCTGTCAGCCGCCGGCGGACCGCGGCCTGGGCCTCGATCAGCGCGATCAGCGTGGCGACGTCCGCGGCCGACAGCCGCCGTGGGGCGGTCGCCGGTCGGGTCTCAGGCTGTTGGACGGGTGCGGTCATGTCAGCTCACGCCTCCCCCGGGCGGGGCGGACGTGGACCCGCCGGCGATGTCTTTGCCGCCGGTGCCTCCGGTGCCGCCGGGCTGGCCGGTGTTCTCCTGGCCGGGCACCTGCTGCTGGTTGGGCTGCTGGTTGGGCTGCTGCGCAGCGAACGCGGCCTGCACCTGCTGCGCCAGCAACTGCTCCTCGGTGATCTCGGTCATGGTCCGGTCGGCCTCAGCCGGGGTCATGCGGAACACCTCGATGAGCAGCGTCCGCCTGGGCAGGACGTCCTTGAGCTTGCTCGCCGCGTCGGCACGCTCGGACAGGCTCAGCCTGTCCGCCGGCGCCCAGATCGTCTGGAGCTTCGTCAGGTCCGCCCGGTCCGCCTGCCCGGCGTGCAGCAGCATCAGGGACATGACCTGAGCCCACGGGAACGAGGTGCGGGTGATCCGGTCTTCGACCTTGAACACCAGACCCTCACGGGACAGGCTCGCGCCCTCCGCCGACTGGTTCTCCCCAGCGGGGGACAGCATGTGCATCGGCGTGCGGGTGACCGCCGCCAGATGCTGAAGGTCGTCCTTGACCGCCGACAAGATCGGCGTCAAGTCGTTGACCGACGACTCCCACATCTCCGCGGACTCGGGGAGCTGCCACAACGCCGCAGGGTCCGCGGTGAACACCTTCGCGTAGTCGACCTCCTGGCCGGCGAGCGGGTGCCCCTCCGGGTACAGCAGCGGCAGGCCCTTAACCGCCCGCTGCCGGAACGCCTGCATGGTCGCGATGACCATGCGTTGCAGGATCTGGTGGTTGATCCTGTCGAGCAGGTCGGTGTGCGTCTCGAACTCGCCGAGCTGGTACTTGTTGACGAACCGGACGACGGGGATGCGGTTATGCGGCAGCGCACCGGAGCGATCCGGCGACCACTCCCAGCCCTTCGGGTCGAACGACAGGATCGGGCCGAGCCGCGGCTGGTAGCCGTTGCCCGGCGAGGCCAGGCCACCCCGAAGCTCGGACGAGACATTCGTTGCGTTGGAGCGGCGAACCGCGACGTGCACCTCACCGGGCAGGAACAGGTAGGCCCGGTCCTCGCTCGCTGCGTCGTCGTGGAGCACCTTCAGCGCGGCGAGGACACGCCGCGGGTTGGCCGGGTCGACGTCGGCGACCATGAACCGCGGGTCTTCGCAGGTGACGAGCGGAGCGCCAGTGTCCGGGTCGACCGGACCGACGATGACGTACGCCTCGCCGACGGCGAGCATGAAGTCATGGACGTCGGCGCACGACACGTCCAGGCCGGCGCGGGTCCACAGCGAACCCACCTCGGCGTCGCCGGTCGCGTCGTCGTCCAGGGCGGTGCGGAACCCGACCGGCGTCATCCGCTCCGACATCACGGAGACGATCAGCTCAGCGAAATTGCTGCGGGCTTTCCTCTGGAACGCCTCGAACGCCTCACGCGCATTCTCCGCACCCTGGGGCAGCGGGGCGTGGCCGCGGTGATAGTCGAGCAGAAGCTGGAGCCGGGTGCGGCGCCGCCGGTCGGCGAGCATGTTGAACATCCGGCGCAGCCACCATCCGGGGCTCTGCACGACCTCGGTTTCGATCACCGCGAACCCACCCCCTTCCGTCACGCCAGGGGGTGGAGGCAACGCGAGGCCCCGACCACGGTCGGGGCCTCGCATCCTCTACAGGGGTAGCGGTTACAGCAGCCTGCGCGCGGTGTAGAAGGCGTAGACGCTCGACACCTTGATCCCGCCGCGCGGGGTGGAGGCGTGGACCATCCGGCCACCGCCGATGTAGATACCGACGTGCCCGGACGCGGGGAACACCACGTCACCGAGTTGCAGCTCGCCCCGGCCGATCTGCCGGCCGCGGCCGACGATCCCACCGGTCTGGTGCGGCAGCCCGATCCCGACCCGGGCGTACGCCGCCATCACCAGGCCGGAACAGTCAAAGGCGCCCGGCCCGGCGGCGGCCCACACGTAGGGCTTGCCGACCTGGGCGAGGGCGAACGCCACGACGACGGCCGCGCGGCTCCCGTCCGCCTGCGCGACGTACACCGGGGTGACCGGTCGTGCGCGTGCGCGGCGGGGAGCTGGTGGGGCGGTGCTGCGTTGTCGGGGCTTGGGTGCCACGGCCCGCCTCTTGGGCGGGGCCGGTGCGGCGACCGGTGGAGTTACTGGCAGGGTTGACGACGCGGCGCTGGCCTCCGGCCGGCCGACAGAGCGGGCGGCCCGGTCGGCGCGGTCGGAGACCATGCGCTGCTTCATCGCTCGGATCTCGGCGGCTTCGTCGTACGCGACCGCGGGGGCCGCGGCGACGGCCGCCGGGATGTAGGTGTCGGGAATGGACTTGACCGCCGGCGCCGGGTTGGCGAGCGCTGCCATGCTGAGCACGACGAACGCGACGGTTGCGAGGGCCACGCACTGACGCAGCGGACCGTGGTGCAGCGTACTGATGTCGCCTCCAGGGACGACCCGGGGCACTCACGCGTTCGCTGGCTGGGCATACCCCCGTTGAGCTGCCCCGGCCCCCGCTCCACTGCGGTGAGCCGCCAACGACCCGGGTTAGGTGTCGCTGTGGTCATTCTGACCACAGCACGGAGGCGCTTTCAGCGGATTCGCTTCGGTAGGTACACCTCTTGCGCCCGCGGCTTAACGCCTTGCGCAACTGCCTCGCTCGCCGCTTCGTAGGCCAGCACAGCCGCCATCGCGGCGTCAATTTTTCGGGGCGAATGCGGGTGCTCCTTGCGGATCTGCACCCCGGCCCGGCCGACAGCGCGCCGAGCGTTGCCGATATGCCGGGTCAGACCCAGCGCCATCCGTTGCTCGTTCGTGCCGTCGCCGCGGTCCTCCGGCGGCGTGAACCCGATCCGGCCGGCGCGCACCGCCTCGTAGAAGCGCTGCAACGCGGCGACCATCGCGGTGGGCCGGTTGGTCCACCACTCGATCGGCTTCTTGACGCTGGCCTTGACCTTCATCTTCTCCGCGTACTCGCGGTGCCAGCGGTCCAGCTCGTCGCGCCAGTGCGCGGGGTCGGCGTAGAACCCGACGACCTCGAAGTGCCGCATCGCGTTGGCGACCGCGGCGTCCACCGCGGACCGGTCGACTTCCCATTCGGTGCCGCCGGCACCCTCGGGCTTCTCCCACAGGCCGAGCAGCTCCAGGTGCCCATCGGCGACGCGGCACGCCACGAGCGCCGTCGCGTCGTCGCGGACGGAGCCGTCCAGGCCGAGCGTGACCATGTCGCGGCGCTTGAGCCCGGACCCGGGCCGCCGGCACCCCTCCCACTCGTGTTCCTGAATCCAGGCGTCCGAGCTGGAGGTGCGGGCGTTCAAGAAGTATCGACGCGAGTCACTCTCAGTGTTGCGAAGATCATAAAATTCATCGATGAGGCCATCGATGTCGATCCACTCAACAGCGTCGCCGTACGCCTCGATCAGCGCCGCACGCAGCGCATCCTCGTCGGCGGTGTCCTTGCACTCGCCATACCTGTGGTCGTACATGAGGCGGTGCCGGCCGCGTTTCTTGCGGCCCTCGCGGAGCGCCTCCGCCTCCTCGTAGGTGGCCTTCGCCATCGAGTCCTCAGACGGGTCGAACATCGTCGTGGACTCGTAAAACCAGGTACCGGAGCCCTTCTTCCGCTTGCGCATGTTCCGCGTGATGGTGCGGTACATGCGCCGCAGCTCGGGGGTTGTATAGAGGTGCGTCTCATCGAGGACGCAGAACGTCTCCTTGCCGCCGTCCTTCGCCGAGCTGGAAGCGGTCGACACCCGGATGTCGCCGCCGCCCGGCAGCAGGATCTTGTCGACGCCGGCGTCGACGCCGGGCACGAACGACAGCGGCGGCTCGTACTCCTCGTCCGTCAGGTTGAAGTGGATGGTGGCGAACACGTTGCTCGCCGCCTGGTTCTCCTCCGTCGCCAAGCACCGGATCATCGGCGCTGTCACCGGCCGGCCCATCGGCTCGCCCGGCTCGTAGACGTAGACGAATCCCAGACCCCACGGGTCGCGGAAGACCTCACCGCCCTTGGCCCATTGCCCGGTGAACCGGGCAGGGCCGAGAGCCTCGAACAGCGCGAGCCTGGCGCCCAGGCCGCTCTTGTCGCAGCCCTTCGGTCGGCTCAGAAACGCGCTGTCGTACAGCATGTGGTTGTTCGACGGGTGCTCGCCGATCATGTAGCAGTCGACGATGAACCCGCTGTACTCCTCGCCGTGCGTGACCGGTTGGCCCTGCACGTCGCCTGGCCCATGCCGGACGAAGTGCTCCATCCATGCCAGCGCCAGCCACCCCAAGCTGCGGTTTCGGTCTTCGTCCCGGTGTGCACGTACCAGCGTCCGTGGCATCGCTGCACCACCCGGCTACGGGTGGTCAGGCCGGTCGAGTCAGGCGCCGACGCCGGTCAGCGATCGGAGTCACCGACGCGCCGCCGCTGCTGCCGGCCAGGGCCACCTCGGTGACCTCGACCTCCAACTCCGGCTCGTCTTCCTCCTCGATCGAGGCAGGGTCAGCGACGTACCGGATGCGCAGCTTCCGCAGCGCCTCCAGCGTCGTGCCCATCTGGTCCTCGCGGCGGCGGATCTCGACGGCCATCGTGGTCGTCGCTTCACCCTGCTCGGCGAGCTTCCAGTAGGCGTTCTTCATGAACGCGGTCTCCAGCGCGAACGTCCAGTCGACCGCGCGCCACAGCACGCAGTGCGGCATCTCCCGGACCTGCTCCCACCACTGCTCGACCATCTGGTGCCACCGCTCACGGCGGGGCAGCTTCGGCAGGTCGGGGGACGGGCCGCTGTACGGCGTGTCCACCACGTCGGTCCAGTCGGCGTTCTGGGTGCGGCCGTGCTTGACCGTCTTGGCGGCGGGGCCTCGGTGTGCCATCGGAATCACTCCCATGTCGGGATGCAGCAGCACGCCCAGCCCCTGTCGGGCCGGGCGCAGGTGAACAGGTCAAGGGGGAGTGGGCCAGCTACAGGGTGGCGGCCTGGGCGGAGTCGGCGCCGGCGTGCGGGTCGAGCTGCACACTGCGCAGCTCGTCGGCCATCGCCGGGTCGTGGTCGGCAACCGCCTCGGCGAACCCGGCCCGGACCGCATCGGTGACCATGCGGGTGATCTCGGCGGACGCAGCGCGGAGCGACTCAGCGTCCACGACCAGGACGACGGGAAGCTGTACCGGCGGCATCTGTACCGGCGGCAGCAGCACCACCGGGGCGGGCTGCTCCGGCTCGACCCGACGGCCGAACGACTGGACGGGTGTGGGTGCGGATCGCATGGTGGACGCCGCCTCTCAGGTCAGGGCTGCTCGCCGACCGACTCGTACCGTTCACGGCCGTCAAGCGAATGGTGGACGTAGAGCCAGCCGAACGACCCGTCCGGCCGCGGCGCGGGCTCAACGCGCGGCCCACACGGACACCGGTCCTCGCCGTCGATGTCGTGCTCGATCAGGTCGGCAAGCGGGTGGACAATTACGGTGCCAAACGTCAGGCCCTCGATGCGCTCCCAGCCGGCGGTCACCGTGCTCACTCCGGGTCCAGCCAGACGAGGCGGGTCGCGCCGCCGTGCCCGTGCACAGCCTCCACGGACTCCGCGGAGGGCCACAGCACTGTCGACCGGTGCCGGCCGCGCCACACCAGCCGCACCCAGCCGGCCGGAAGTTGGAGCAGCGTCCCGTCCGGCCAGGTGATGAGGCATCCGCGCGGATACTGGACCCCATCTGCGACAACACCAGATCCGGACACCCCAGACACGTCGGTGTCCCGGTGCAACTCGAACCGCCGAACCCCGCCCATGACACCCCCAATGACCTGCGACAACGCCCTGAGATGCCCCGTGTGGGCTGTTCCCGCGCGTGGTTACTGGGACATGGACAGCGTCGCGTTCGCCGCTCTGCGTGGACGGTTCAGCGACCGATCATCAGCCGATGATCTCGGCCGTGACGCTGGGCGTCGCCGAGAACGTCACCGTGATCTGCTTGTTCGACCCGACGAACGCGCTGGTGAGCTTCCACCTGCGGCGCGCACCCGCGGCGACCGCCGCCGGCGGCTCGGTGCCGGTGTTGCCCGCGGGCGTCTTCCCCGGGTCCGTGAACGTGACGTTGATGCTGCCCCCAGAGCCGTTCGTGACTTCCAGGATCTTGCCGACGTTCGCGCGGTGGATCAGCTCGGTCGCTCCGACCGCGGCGGGAGCGGCCAGAGACCCAGCGCCTCCGGCGACGTCGGTGGTGGTGACGGGAATCGCCACGGTGCCCTCCTCGGGTATGACCGGCGCCGCGCCTACCGCAGGGCCGGGTGCGTCTCCGGCGGCCGGTTCAGCGGTGGCCGGGCGGCCACGCCTTCCAGCGCCGACTTCCTTCGGTGGCAGGGCTCGCACGCCGGCTGGAGGTTCTCCAGCGAGTGGTCGTCGCCCCGCCGCTTGTGGTCGACCTGCGTGGCAGCGCCAACGCACAGGCCCGGGTAGCGCAGCGCGCACACCCGCCCATCCCGGGCGAACACCTGATCACGGACCCCGCCGGGCTTGTCCCAGTCGGCGGGGAGCCGGGCACGCCGCGTCGAGCCCGCCCACGGCCGGCGCACGCCGGTCACGTTGTGGACTCCCGGTCTTCCAGACCGACCGCGGAGCGCAGCTCGCGGCTGGCCTGCCGCGTCCGGCCGGCCAGCGCCTCGGCGTCGGACGTTCCGTCACCGGTCGCGGCGAGCAGCTCGGCGAGGCCCTCGGCGAGCGCGTTCAGCTTGTGCTGCGTCGCCTGGTCGGAGCGGGTGGCCGTGTTCTGGAGGAGTGCCACCAGTAGGAATGTGACGATGGTCGTGGCGGTGTTGATCACCAGTTGCCACGTGTCGACGTTCCCGAACAGCGGCAGCGACGGCGCCCAAACCAGCACCATCAGCACACATGCCGCGAAGAACGAGGCCCGCGACACCATCCGCGCGGCGACGCCGGCGAATCGGTCGAACCAGCCGACGCGCGCGGACACCTCGCTCGGCATCCGCTCCCGGCTGCTCATCAGCCGCGGTGCCCGCGGTCGCCGGGGCCGTTGTTCGCCGAGCCCGTGGCGCGCTGCTCAAGATTCGTGCACAGGCCGTGGATCTCGTGGTCCGGCAGCGGCGGGCGGCCGTCCTTCGTGATCGCTTCCTGGATGAGGCGGACGCAGCGGGTGTGGTCGCCCGGCGTCTTCCATTTGATCTTGGCTGCGCCCTCACCGTGCGCCCAGTAGTCCATGAGCCGCTGAGTGGCTCCCGGATGCTGAAGCTGCCCACCTGTGCTGACCATGACGCCCCCTCCCGGGAACACGACGACATGCCCGCGATGCGCACGCGGGGAAGAAGAACGAAAGGCCGACAGAAGGTCAGCCGGCAGCGGCCATCAACTCAGCCGGCGCGACGACCAGCACCGCGGCCGGCCGGCCCGAGCGCGTCGGCCGGCGCACGCCGGCGGTGACCAGCTCACCGCCGGCCTTGGCCTCGGTCGCTCGCGCGCTCACCGTCTGGTGCGACAGGCCCAACGCCAGCTCGATCTCGTCCACGGTCGCGCCGTGCTCACCGCACGACCGGACGTACTCGACTACCCGGGCACGCATCGCGGCCTTGGTCGGCACGATGCTCGCGTGCGCGGCCATGCTCTCCGCGTTCCCGCCGTGGAAGTTGCGAGTGATGTCGGGACTCTCCACCGTCGACACCCCCTCGAAGGCAGGTGCGCGCTGGCGCCGGATACGAAGAAAGGTGGCCTGCCGCCCCTCCGGGCAGAGACCACCAACGTGACCATGATGCCTGGCCTAGCCCGTTTTGGGTGGCCGATCCGCATTTGACACGCCAGAAACTTCAGGGCCAGCAGTTCCGTAACCCGTACGCAGAGCGAGGACCAGAACGTACCGGTGCGCCGTGCGCGCCCCCGGGGGGGGTCCCCGCCCACCCCCGGGCGCGCGCGAAAAAACCGCGCCCGGCCGCGCGTCGTGTGGGCGCGGCGTGCGTGGGCGCGTATGCGCGACGCGTGGGGGTGGGCGCGTTTGCGCAGGTGGGCGGGGGTGCGTGACGCGGGCGCGCGTGTGTCGGCTCCGCCGTTCGGCCTAGTGGTGGTCAGCCGTTCGGCTGATTCTGGGGTGAGGGGGCTTGACAAGGCCCGCCTCCCTAGTGCCAACTGAGACCGCACAGCAACCCCGCCCCACCACATGGGGCACGACGCAGGGAGCGGACATGATCACACTGGCACTGGTGGGGGCACTGGCCATCCTGGCAGCACTGATGATCCACACCGTGCGGCGCAGGGCCACCGTGCAGCGCAGGGCAGCCGGCCACGCCGTGATCCACTCCGCTCCCATCGCTGACCCTGCCTGCCCAGACCCGGACATGGGCGCTCTCTCGTGGCTCATTTGGGACGGACTTGACCGCTGACCCTGCCTGCCCACCCGTTCCCCGTATCAGGAAGGCGCCCACCATGAACGCCAACAGCACCCCCACCCCCCGCATCGGCGACGTGATCCTCATCCCCGCCGGCGCTTGCCCCGAGTACCGCGCCGCGTTCCGTCTCCGCGTCTCGGAGATCCTCACCCGGGCCGGTCGCGGCACCCTTGACCGGCCGATCGTGGGCGGAACCGTGGTCAACGCCAACGGGCAAGACCGCATGCTCAAGGGCACCCCGGTCGAGCGCGCTTGCACGGTCGACCTGGGCGCGGTGACCGTGGTCACCCCCGCCCCCGCGACCGACGCGGAGATTCGCGCGGCCTACGCCGATCATGCGGCACGCGAGATTGAGCGCACCCGGTGCGCTCACGCACCCGATGCCCTGGGCTGCACGCACGTGCACTGTGTCGGCGTGCCACCGGTCGATGCCGCGACGTCGGTCGAGCCGGAAGCGTCGGACGTTGCGACCCCCGCGGAGTACGGCACGCAAACGCTCGCACGGACGTTGCGTGACACGCTCCGCGCGTATCCCACGATCACGGATGCGTCCATGCCGCGGGTCACGACTACGGGTGAGGGCAACGGCCGTACGCGTCCGTTCACTGTGGCTACCTCCCAGGTCGACGGACACGCCGTGAACGTGATCATGTGGGAGGGTCCGCGCTGCGCGCCGATGACCGCGGTCATGATCGATGGCGTACTGATCAACGCCGATGTTACCGGCGGACGTGCCATGCGCAACGATGAGCGCACGAACATGATCGTTTGGCGGGTAGCGGACGCGCTCCGCGACACGGCCACGGTCGAGCCTGCCGATACGTGTTGCGCGCAGTGTGGAAGCCCGGCGAGTAGCAACCGTCACCATGTGGCGCGCCCAGCAGGGCACCCGTTTGTCGCCGAGGGTGAGGCCACCATGTCCGCCACCGTCGCCCAGGTCGAGCCGGCCACGGTCACGCTTGCCGATCCGGCCGCGCGTGCGCTCGCCACCATGACCGCGCTTACAGCCGATGTCGTGCACGTGGGATGCCTGCACGGTCTGAAGGGTGCGCCCGGGTGTCACGTGACCGGGTGTGACATGCCGATCCGGCCGGCACTGGTCACGTGCCCCGAGTGTCTCGCGTGGCTTGCCGGCGAGTCCGGCCGCGCGTGGGCCGGACGTTGGGCTGGCAACTTTGCCCGTATCGCGCAGAGCGGATACGGGTGCGCCGGGTTTACCCCCCGCGACGGGTGGCCGCACACGTGCGCCGGGTGCCTCCGTCCCGACGTCGCGCACACCCCCGCACTGTCCGCCTACCCGCACAACCTGGGCGCCGATGCGCCCGTAACCGAGAGTGAGGCCACCATGTCCGCCACCGTTCCCGCCACCGTCGCCCAGGTCGAGCCGGCCGCCGTGCCCGTGGTCGACGCGGCCCCCGATGTGCTTGCGGCGTTGCTCGCGGGTGAGCCGATCCCCGCGGACGCGCTTACCCCGGTCGAGCCGGCCCGGCTGTCTGTGACGGTCGACCGCGACACGCTCGCGGACGCGCTCACACTGGCCGCGTGGTCCGCCCCGCGTCGCCCGTCCGTGCCCGTCCTGTCGGGCGTGATGATCACGGCCGACGCGGATGCCGGCACGGTCACGTTCGGGTCGTTCGATTACGAGGTTTTCTCGATCAACGCGCTTCCCGCGACCGTGACCGCGGCCGGCCGCGTGTTGGTCGATGTCAAGGCACTCCGCGACATGGTCAAGACGTTCCCTAAGGTCAAGCGACTGACGGCCGCCCAGGTCCGTAAGGGTGTGACCCTGCCGGCCGGTGCGGGCATGGTCACACTCACGGACACGGGAAGCGCGGTCACGGTCGAGTACGGCGCGGCCCGTGCGTCCCTGCCGACCCTGCCCGCGGAGGATTACCCGGCGATCATGCTCGGTACCGCGACCCCCGCAACCGTCGCCCAGGTCGACGCGGACATTCTGGCCGCGACCGTGGCCCGGGTGACCGTGGCCGCGGGTAAAGACGACACGCTGCCAATGCTCACGGGCGTGCAGCTCACGACGGACGCGGACGGACTCCGCGCCCACTTGGCAGCAACCGACCGGTACCGTCTCGCGGTCGACGCGACCCGTTGGGTGCCGGTCGTGCCGGACGGGGCAGAGCCGCGCGAGCACATCATGCCCGCGCTCATCCCCGCCGCGACGCTCGCCTACGCCGCAAAGTGGTTCGGCCGTACCGCGGGCGTGGTCACGGTCGGCATGACGTACGGCACCCGGTCGACCATGACGGGCAGTGGTAAGACCGCTAAAACGGTCGTGACGACGTACGCCGATTCGATCACGCTGACGTGCGGCCCGGTCACGATCGGCACCCGCACCCTTGACGGGGAGTTTCCCGCGGTACGCGCGTTGCTCCCGGACACGTACGCCGGTACCGCCCAGGTCGACGCGCACGCACTGGCCGATGTCGTCGCACGGGTCGGCATGGTCGCGGCGCGTTCAACGCCGGTTCGGCTCACGTGGTCGGCCGACGCGGTCACCGTGGCCGCGACCGGTGACGGTGACGCGACCGCATCGGAGACCATGCCCGCGTCCGCGGACGTCGCGGACGGGTTCACGATGGGCCTTAACCACGCGTTTCTGATTGACGGACTCCGCGCGTTCTCCAAAGGTGCGGCCGTCCGGTTCGGGTTCGTGTCCGCGTCAAAGCCGGCCGTCATCGAATCGGCCGACACGGACGGGCCGGACGCGTTCCGCTATCTGATCATGCCGGTTCGTATCGGCGGGGGTAGTGAGTCGGCCGCCCCGTCTACCCCGGTCGGTCACCGGTCGGTTGCGGTCGAGCCGGCCCCCGTGGTCGAGCCGGTCGTCCAGGTCGAGCCGGTCGCGGACGTGACTCCGGTCGAGCCGGCCGCCCCGGCCGCCCCGGTCGAGCCCGTCGCCCAGGTCGAGCCCGTCGCGGCCCCCGTGGTCGCACCGGCCGCCCCGGTCGCGGTCGAGCCGGTCACGGTGCCCGCGTCGGTCGACCTTCACGGGGTCACGGTCGAGCGTGTCGCGGAGATCCTGCGCACCGGCACGTGGTCGAGCGCGGTTGTCCGCGTCGGCAAGGGTCGGGAGCGGCGCCCGATGGGCGTGAGGGTGCTCGCGCTCAACGCCGGCCGGCTGGACTACGCGACCGAATACAAGGCGGTTGCGGCCGTGCTCGCGACCCTGGGCGGGGGTTGGAACCGTGAGGTTAAGGGGTTCGCGTTTGCCCCGTCTGAGACGGTTTGGAACGGCGCCGGTGCGGGTGCGCGGACGCCGGAACCGTCAGCGAAGGTGACCGGGTGGCTTGACCGGTACGCCCCGGCCGCGGACTCCGCCCCGGTCGCCCAGGTCGAGCCCGTCGCGGACGTTGCGCCCGCTGAGACGGTCAACGCGGCCCCCGCGGACGTGCCCGCGGTCGACGCGCACGACGCGGCGGAACATGCCGCCCAGGTTGTGCACGACGCGATGACCGCGGGTGACTACCCGGGCGCACGGGTGGCCCTGGGCGACGTTGCCCGGGTGGCCCCGGCCGGGTACCTCGTCGCGGGTCGGTTCACGCTTGACGCGCTCGCCGGGATCATCGACGCGGCGGAGCGTGACGCGCTCGCGTCGGCCCCCGCGCCCGTCGCCCAGGTCGAGCCGGCCGCCGTGGTTGAGCCGGCCGCGATCCTGAAGACGCCTAGCGCTCCCGGCGTTGTGCTGCCCATGGTCGCGGCGGGTACCCGCGTGCGCGTGACCCGTGAGCCCGTGACCGTGGTCGGGTCGGTCGAGTACGAGCCGGGCATGGTTCGCGTCCGTCACGCCGACGGTTCGGTTACCCGGACGCTGCGCGAGTACGTGACCCCGGTCGAGCCGGCCGCGCCCGCGGTCGAGCCCGTCGCGGCCCCCGTGGTCGAGCCGGCCGCGATCGACGCTGACGACGCGGACACCCTGGCCGCGGGCACGGCCGCCGCGCTCGCGGCCATGGTCGAGCCGGTCGAGCCGGCCGCCGCGTCCGTGGTCGAGCTGGACGCGGCCGGGCGGCTGTCGTTCACGATCGCGCCGTACGCGGAAGATGTGAACGAGGGTCGGTCGTACAAGGCGACGCGCAAGCACGTTCACGCGGCGCTGCGCGCGGCGAAGGTGCGGGCCACGGTGCACGCGGACACCGACAGCCGGCGGGGTATGCACGTTGAGTGCGACGCCGCCGACCGGGTGCGGGTGGCCGTGATCGTGCGTAACACCGTGACCGTGGTCGAGCCGGCCGCCGCGACTGTCTGACCCGCCTACCCGGGGCGGGTGACCGCCATCCGCCCCGGGTGTAACCTTGCCCTAGGTGTTAGGGCAGAGAACACGAGGGAGTGACCCGAAATGACGATCATCGACACGCATATGGCCACGGCCACGGATACGGACCCCGCCGCTACCGGGTGGCAGGCCGTGACCCTCACGGAGTACGCCGGCGACCCCGGGCAGGGCCGCGCGGAGTACGTCGCCAACGACGCCCGCACCGGCGAATACGCCGGCGAAGTCCGGCGCAGCACCCGCGGCCGGTGGCACGCCTACCGGGGCGGCGTCACCGGTTCGGGCCGGTCGCGTGGCGCCGCGCTCACCGCCGTGCAGTGGCTTGACGCGGTGCCGGTTGAGCGCGTCCGCCGGGGTGCCGCGCTTGTGCTGGCCGACGGGACCGCGGTCACGGTCGCTGGCACCTGGGCGGGCAACGCGACAGAGCGCCGCGCGCTGGAGTTGCACGCGACCGGCCGCCGCGTCGAACTGTCCACGCCCGCCCCGGTTGAGCCGATGTGTGCCCAGGTCGAGAGCACCCGGTGGCGCGGCCGTCGGGTGATCTCGTACCTGTACCGGCCGGCCGCCGGCACGCTCGTGGTGCTCGCCCCGCCGTGCTGGCATTGCGCGACTGAGGCCGGCCGGGCGTGCGCGCCGAACTGCCACACCTTCAACCGCTGACCGTTCCCCGCTTTCCGTTCCACGCTTCACCAGCCTGAGAGAGAGCACATCATGAGCAACGCACGCGCCGCACGCATGGCACAGCGCGCCCGCAAGCACGAGGAAGCCGCCGCCCGCGTCATCGATGGATTCGTGCGCACCCCCGCCGGCCTGGCCGATGACCTGGTGTCGGGGCACCGCGACATGAGCGCATTTACTTGGGGCGCGCGCATCCTGGAACCGTCCGCCGGTGACGGCGCGATCGTGCGCGCCATCCTGGAAGGTGACCGCGACGTGACCGTGATCGCGGTCGAGCCCAACGGGGAGCGGGCCGACGCCCTCGACGCGCTCTCCGGTGAGGCAGACCACGCCGGCCGCGTGATCGTGTTCCGGGGCGCGCTTGAGCAGTACGCCGAACACGTCGCATGGTGCCGCGAGTACCCGACAGCGGAGGTTGCCGGCCTGCCGGCGACCATGCACGGCGACCCGTTCGACGGCGTGATCATGAACCCGCCGTTTGGTGACTCGTCCCGTGACCTGGTGTGGATCGATCACGTGCGCACCGCGTGGGAAATGCTCCGGCCGGGCGGACTTCTCGTGTCGATCGTGCCCCCGTCGTACGCGTTCCGCTCCGACAAGGCGCACCGCGCGTTCCGCACCTGGGCGGAATCGCACGGCGCGACGTACGCCAAGCTTCCCGGTCAGCCGTTCGCAGAGTCCGGCACCGGCACGCAAGCGGGCATCCTCACCGTGCCCCGGCCGATGCCGGCCCGCGCGGATGGGCTTCCCACGTGGCTTTACGCACCCGCCGCCGGTGTGCCGGTGCCGGTGCGGGGTCTGCCGGTGACCACGTCCGCGGGTGCCCTGACCATGCCCGTACAGGAGTACAGCGATTTTTCCGACGGGTCGCGCCCGCGGGTGCTCCGGTACTCGGGCACGTGCCACACGTGCGGCCGGTGCTGCTGGACGCACGACGACCGGCACGACGCCGCCGCGTTCGAGGCGATCACGGTCGATGCCGCCGAACACGCCGCCGCCGGCCCGTCCGTCGTGCTCTGCCTCGAACACGGCACGGGCGGGGAGGAGACGGCCGCCGCGCTCGCCGCCGCCGCGCCGCACTGGACCCCGGACGCGGACGCTGACCCGCTCGCCGAAACCGGGCCGGTCGTGTACCCGCTCGACCTGGACGCGGGCACCTGGGCGACCGTCCGTGGGATCGACTCCCACGGGTGGGTATTCACCATCACGGGTCGCGTCATGTGCACCCCGGAGCGCGTCGCGGACCTGGGCGAGTCGGCCTCGTTCCATGACGAGCGGATCGGCGTCACGCTGCGCACCGTGCGCGGGTGGACGGTCGAGCTGTACGCGCTGGAAGACCAGCGGGTGACCGTGCGCGACGTGCTCACCGACGCGGTGCCGGCCCCGGCCGCAGAACCCCTGCCGGACTGGATGCCTCAACCGGCCGCCGGTCGGCCGCTCGCGACCGCGGGCAGCGCGGAGCGCCTCGCCGAGTCCGCCGACATGGCCGCGCACCACCAGGCCGCCGCGGACGCCGCGCGGACGCACATCGTGGGCGGGTCGACCGTCGTCGCACACCCCGACCACGGCGCACCGGTCATCGTCGCGCAGACACGGCGGATCGACATCACAGACGCAGGCGACAACCCGCCGGCGGGCGCGTGGGTCGCGGACCCGTCGCGCACCCCGGTCGGCGCCACGCTCACCGTGTACGGGGTCCGCACCGGGCAGGCTGACGAGATGATCCGCCGCGAGCACGTCACGCTCGACCACGACACGCACGAGGCGGCGCAGGCGCTCGCGGAAGAGGTCGCCGCCGGCGAGCCGATCACGCCCGGCGTGGCCGTCTGGGTGCTGGTCAGCCGTGACAGCATCAATCACGAGTACGCCGACGCGCGACGGGCCGCGCCCGCGCCCGCGCCGTTCGTGTCGGACTGGTCGAACTGGACTGAGCCGGCGCTGTTCTGACGGCCGTCACGGTGCCGGGCGGGCGGCTGCTCGCCCGGTGCCGCGTTGGCCCGTTATGCTAACCTCGCCCTAGCAGTTAGGTCACGAATCAAGGGGGAAAGATGACCGCAACCACCGACCCGGCCGACGCCTACCGCGCCGCGCTCGCGGCTGCCGGCCTGCCGGACGGGCTCACGTGGTCCGTCAAGGTGACCGCGCGCCGCGCGACCGCCACCCCGGCGAAGACCCGCCGCACGCTCGGTGCCACGATCGCCCCGGGCGGTACCGCCGTCGTCTTCACCGTGCCCGCCGACACCGACCCCGGCAAGGTCGCCGACGCCGCCCGCCGCATGCGCGGTAAGCTCGCCGTTGCCGCGGAGGACATGCGCGCCCGGGGCGTGACGATCGTCCGTAAGCAGCTCGTGAACGGCGAAGGGTTCCCGTTCGCGGGCACGAACCACCGTCTCCGCCTGGTCGATGACAGCGACACCGGCCGGCGCTGCCCGTGCCAGTGCTCGCGGCTCACCACCGAGCACCCGGGCGTGCCGATCGTCGCGGAGCGCGGACACCCGACGTGGTCCGGCGTCCGCACGTGGCAGCTCACGATGCGCCGCGACGCAGCCACCGCCCGGACGGTCATCGAGTGGTACCGCGAGCAGGGCCGCGCGTGGCTCGACCGGCACGTGCCGGACCTGCTCCGCCGGGTGTACGTCCAGCCGGCCGACTGGCCGACGTGGGAGGTTCGCCCGTACCGCGAGGGTGAGGGCTACGGCGGCACGTGGGGGACGTACCTCCCGCGCACGCACACGATCCGCCTCTCCTGGCTCGTGTTCCAGTTCCCCGCCGACCTGCTGCGCTACGTGGTCGCGCACGAGGTCGCGCACGCCGCGATCCGCGGCACCCACGGGCACGGCCGGCCGTGGCAGCTCGTGGTTTCGCGACTGTGCCCCGACTGGGAGACGTTGGACCCGCGCGCCCGCGCACTGCCCGGCCTGTGCCTCTGGGCCGGCGAGCTGGACACACCGCCGGCGGCGCCGGAGGAGTTCCCGGCCTGGATGCTCGCCGACCTGCGCGAGCTGCTCGCGGGCGCGTCCTGGTCGGTGGGTTCGTTCCGGCCGGGCCTGTTCAAGCGCGGCGAGCCGGTCGCCGCGGACGTGCTCCGCGTGCCCACCCGCGAGACGTGGTCGAGCGGCGCTCGCGACATGGCCCGCCGCGTGCTGGACGGCATCGGCGGGCACATGTCGACCGACGCCGACGGGTTTCTGTTCCCGCTGGGCGAGGGTCCCGAGCGGCTGCGCGCGTTGCTGGGCGACGTCCCCGCGCCGGTCGCCCCGTTCGTGTCCGCCTGGTCGACGTTCGCGGGTGCGCGATGATCAGTGACGGTCAGGGCGTGCTGTTCGAGCTGGGCGACCTATGCCAGCGCTGGAACACCGGCGCGCACACCTGGGCGCCCGCGGACACGTTCCGGGCGAGCCGGTACGCGGTCCACCAGATCGACACGGCGACCGCGCGCCGGTTCGTGACCGGACACCACTACAGCCGGTCGTACCCGGCCGACCGGGCGCGGTTCGGGATGTTCGAGGGGTCGCGCCTGGTCGGCGTGGCCGTGCTCGGGCAGCCGATGCACGACCGGGTGACCGGCAAGGCGTTCCCGACGTTGGGCCGCATGGACGCCGCCGAGTTGTCCCGGTTTGTCCTGCTCGACCACGTGCCGGCGAACGCGGAGACGTGGCTCCTTGCCCGCGTGTTCCGGCTCGCCGCCGGCGACGGGCTGCGCGGCGTGGTCGCGTTCTCCGACCCGATGCCGCGCCGCACCGCCGCCGGTGAGCTGCTCATGCCCGGCCACTTGGGGCACATCTACCGGGCCGGCGCCGGCGCCACCGGCCGCTACACCGGGCGCGGCACCCCCCGCACGCTGACGATCCTCCCGGACGGGCGCGTGTTCTCCGCCCGCACCCGCGCGAAGGTCACCGCGTGGGACCGGGGCGGGCCGGCCGCCGTCCGCGAGCTGGTCGACCTGGGCGCGTCCGGCCCGGTCGACGGGCACGGCTGCACCGGCTGGGCGGCACTGGGCGGCATGACCGCCGTCGAGCGCGGCGCGTGGCTCACAGACGCGCTCGCGGCCGTCGGCGCCCGCACCGTCCGGCACCGCGGAAACCACCGGTTCGTGTGGGCGATCGGCGACCGGGGAGCCCGCCGGCGTACCCCGATCGCGCTTGACGCGCTCCCGTACCCGACGACCCTGGACGCGGTGACGGCATGACCCGGCAACCGCTCCAGCGACCGGCCGGGCACCCGCGGGCGTGCATCTGCACCGCGTGCGGGTTCGCGGAGATGGACGAAATCCGGATCGGGTTCGGGCTGGAGCCGCTCGGGTTCGACGGCGACCCGTTCGTGAGGGTCCCTCGGGCGTACGTGCAAGCGGTCATGAACGGCGGCCGGGTCCCGATCGTCCTGCCGGACGAGCTGGAGGACGCGAGCACCGCGGAACTGTACGCGGCCGGCGCGCTGGAGCCGGTGCCCGTGCACGTCGAGGACGTCGCCGCCGGCATGTTCTGCCGGGTGCAGGGCCTGGACCCGGCCGGCGAGTGGGTCGACGTGACCGGGTACATCGGCTGGCCCGCCGACGCCGGTGACGGCCTGGTGAGCGTGCCTGTTGCCGGCGTCGCGGTCCTGGTCGACGCGGACGCGCGGCTTGAACTGGCGCCGGAGCCGTGGGACCCGCCGCCGCTGGTCGAGCGGGGCCGGCCGTACCGCGTGGACCTGATCAACGTCGCTTGCGAGGTGACCCGATCGGTGCAGGTGTCCAACCTCGCCCAGGTCGACGCGCTCGCCCGCGACCACCACCCCGACCCGCTCGACCCTGACGGCGCGCTCGCGCCGGCGCTCTACTGCCTGAACTGGAGGGGCCAGCGATGACCACCACCCCCGCCGGCGTGCCCGGCGTCGACTACCCAGCCCCGCCGTACCCGGGGATCACCTACGTGATCCCGTGCGGGGGCGGGAAGCTCGACCATGCCGCGCCGGCCGCCGAGCTTTACACGGGGAGCATGTTCCGGCACGCCCTGGCGAACGTCGAACGGCACGCGGCGATGGATGAGGACGAGGGCCGCGGGCCGGCGCGGGTGCTGATCCTGTCGGCGCTGCACGGCCTGGTCGAGCTGGACACGGTGCTAGAGCCGTACGACCTGCGGATGGACGCGCCGGGGTCGGTGACCGCGGAGACCCTCACCGCGCAGGCGTCGGCGCTGGGCATCGACTGGGGCAGTGCGGTGTACACGTTTCTGCCACGGGCATACCTCGCCCGACTTGATGGGGCGTTGCGGACGCTCAACGTGTACGTGCAGGACGTGTACGAGGCGTGCGGCGGCAACGGCGAGCAGCGCCGCGTGTTGTCGATCGTCGGCACCAACGACCGGGCCGGCGTGGTCGAGCTGCCCGACGGCCCCGGCACGCTGGTGTGGATCGGCGCGGACGTCAACGGGTTCGCGTGGGGCGTGCCGATGCTGGTCAGCTACGGCCGGCTACGGGACGCGCAGACACTGCCGATCGCGCGGGCGCCGTGGGTGCTGGACTCCCGCGGGTTCAACGAGATCCGCGAGCACGGCCGGTGGACAATCGAC